CCTGGATATCTAAGAGGCGTTTTCATTTTGAATGTAGTCAAGTGAGCCATCCTGTGAGTGCATATCTGGTTTGGTCAGCAACCACTTCTGTAACCATGTGACGATTTTCATATCCATCAACATCAAATAAAACCAATGTGCCCATTTGTGGAACAAACATTTGCCAATGCGTTTGTCTATCAAATGCAATGTTGCCTCCCCATTCGGCTTGCCAACCTCTATGGAAATAAAACAAATAAGTTATTTTTCTTTGAGATACAGAATCTCTGTGTGGAGTAAGATAGTGTCCACGTGAATAAGCACTGGCCCAACAACTCAACGTGCTGTTCACAGTCATGCCTGTGTGGTACTCTATAAATTTATGAAACTTGTTTGAATGAATATAACCAACCAACTTGTGTTTTGGTTGCAAACATTTTTTGAACTTGTAATTAAACACAGGGTTGTTTTGTTTTGTGCTGTCTTTGAAATCAAGTTTCTCAATTGACTCTAGCACAGAATTACTTTGCACATCATCTAATGCTTGTTCAAATGTCCACAGTCCTTGGCTGTATTCTTTTTTAAGTCCAGCACTTAGATCCATAGTTTCTCCTGTAGTTTGATTTTTGTTTTGCTATCGTTTGTGTATTTGAGTATGGCCTGCATGGTTAAAATCTTTCCATACTGTTGCACAGCATCATTTACATCTTTGATGTTGTTGCCCCATGGCGGCATACTCACTGACCATCCCCATTCACATGCTTGTTCAATTAGTTTAGTGCCTGCACGATCTCTGTCTGGCACCACAATAACTTTCCTATTCAATGCATCGATCTGTAATTTTTGCTTGTGTGCTATTTCAGACCCAAGTATAGCAACACCATCAATTTGTATGGCATCGAATATGCCTTCGACCAATATCACAAACTTTCTTGACCAATGCTGATTGTCAAGATTAAACAGAGTGCCTGGTTGCACCTGTGCAAAATATTTTGGTGATTGATCTTGCATGGCTCTTGCTACATAACCAATCAACTTGTTTTGCCAACGTATAGGAACTATCACTCTGTCTTTCATTGATTTGGGTGCTTCATAGAATGTGTGTGGCACATCAACAATACCACGAGCCATGAGATATGGATTGGTTCTTATTGGCTCTGAATCTTCTGGTAATTTTATTACATCGAATTTGATTTCGTCATCAAGTTTTTTTTGTTCTGGATTTATTTCTTGTGATATAGCCATTGCCTGCATTGCTAATTTTGAAATGATACTGGTGGATACATTTATCCAAGTTAGCAGTTTGCGGAATCTATTATTCAAATATCTACCTGGGGTGTAGTTGGCTTTAAAACCACAGTTAAAACAGTGATAATTCACTGAACCATCACCTGGATATATGATGCCTCCACGCTGTCTTGTGTCTGGCGATTCGCCTTGATGCTGACAACAAGGTGCGTTGAAAGATATCCAACCTGATGGCGTTTTCTTTCGACGTGCAGGAAGATGTGACTCTAGTGTGTGTTTGAGATCCGGAAACATTTATTATAGTATAAACTAAAAGAATAATTTGTCAAAGAGCAATACAACTACCAAGTATGATGCTGTGTGTAGACACTGATCAATTGAAGACAAAATCCAAAATTCTCTCGATTCCATTTTCATGTTGTTGGCTTTTACAAAGTTATTTTTTAACCAGTCAATTGTAAAATGCGTCACATAATCAAGCACTGGAAATGCAAGTATGCTGAGAAACACAGTGTGTCCTTGTGCATAGGCAAAGCTGGATATTCCAAGAAATACCAATGCAGTTCCTAGTGCATGATCAGTGGCGTGTATGTGACCTCTGGTTGAGGTTAGTAAGTGCTTATCGTTGATGCCTTTGATCCTGCCTTGAAGTGCAAAGTCACATACAAAGTGTTTTAACATTAATAAAAAGAACAGTGCAAGGATCATTGTTGTATACTATACGAACTATTTGCAGTTGTCAACTAAACCTTGACGTGCCCTTTAAGATCTTAATAAATAGAATATATCATGCGAGCAACGGATTTTATTACAGAACGTGACATCAAAGTTGAAATACCAATCAACATCACCATACCGCAAGACGGTGGTGATCCTAAAGTTTCTGTAGCAGACAAAGACAAATCACCAGGAGATGAATCAGAAGCAGAAAAAGTAATGGTGTCTCCACTGCAACAAGAAGTTGAATTAGCCAAAGCTGCACAAGGCAAAGAATCCCCAGTGATTGATGAACTTACTGATGATGACGAAGAAGTGGGTGCAGAAGATGATGTCAACGAGGAAACAGATGAACTCGCACAGTTCAAAGCACTGCTTGATGAACTGAAATAGAGATTCAAAATGGCCTTTAGAAAAATAAAAGGATCCTTCAAAAACAAAGATATCAGCACACATGTCATTGAGGATACATATCTTGCACATGACACAGCCACAGGTCAACTGAGGATAGGTGATGGCGTAACTGCAGGTGGCACACTAGTGACCACTGGAGGGAGTTCACTTACAATACAAGAAGAAGGATCTTCGTTAGACACTGATGCTGAAACACTTAACTTTGTTGGATCAGCAGTCACAGCCACTGGTGATGGCGCAACCAAAACAATTACTATCAGTTCTCTCACAGTGCAGGAGGAAGGGTCAACACTATCCACAGAAGCCACAACTCTTAACTTTGTAGGTTCTAATGTGACTGCTTCAGGCACAGGTGCAACCAAAACAATTACTATTAGTCCTCTTTCTCTCATAGTGCAAGAGGAAGGCTCATCTTTGTCAACAGCAGCCACAACTTTAAATTTTGTTGGATCATCAGTCACAGCTACTGGAGATGGTGCAACTAAAACAATTACTGTTAGTGGCGGTGATACATCATCAGGATTTCCAAATTCAACTTCAACATCCTTTCCACTTACTACTGATTCTTCAGCAACTGATTTTCAAGAAGGGTCAGACGGTATAGGCACATCAGGTGCCGTTGATGCATTTGGTGTGTCCATTATATCACTATTTGACTGCATGGAACCAATCGGTAGCCTAGCATCTACAAACTTTGGAGATGATGAATCACACGTTGGTGGTTAATTAACTTCTGTAGAAAATTTTATCTAGTCCAACTAAAACAGTTGACGAGTCAGCTGCACTTTCATCATCTGAATAATGTGCCACAAAAGCCACACGTTTGTGAATGCCAGTAAAGTTCACAAACTTACGATCTGTGGTTTCAGAAAATGTTGTTGAATTGATTAAGTAAAAATCTGACTGCTGTGAATCAGTGGCATATGACGCTCCGTCAGTCATTGTACCAAATATTTTAATTGTGCCAGAAAAGTTAGTAAGATAATACACTGCTGTATGCAGTGCAGAGTTTGAATTACGATTTGGTTGGGCGTCGACTGATGTTGAAACAAATTCGCCATCGATGAAACTGAATTCAGTTATCTGCTGTGATGCTGTAAACTCAGGTGAAGTATCTCCAACCACTTCAAATTGTATAGCTGCATTGTATCTTGTGTCTGCATATAAAACTTTTACTGTGGAATCTGTGTCTGTGAATCTCAGCACACCATGATAAAATATTTGATCTAACTTCAACATGTCAGATTCAGTAATTGTAAATGTAATATGACCTTTGGTTGTTGCAGTGGATCCATCGTCTGCCACCGTGCCAATTTTTTCAACCACTAATGCACCTGTCTGATCGCTAATTTGTAATGTGCAAGAGGTGCCATTCACAAACTGTTTCTTTTGATCTTGATTTTTCACCACGATCGTGAAGGTGTTATCAAACTCTTTGAATAATTTTATAGGACGTTCATACACTTTTTCGTATCTTCTTTCTAGTCCAGATGTGTGATTGAACACATCCAAGTTGTTTGGTAGTTTGTATCCGCTGTAATATTGCATGGCATTTGATATATTTATGTAACCACAAACTGTGGCCGGTTGATCGAACATATGGTAATTAAAACAAATGCCGTTCGATCTAGAGGATATTCAATCAAATTATCCATTTCTCACCCTAATCAAAGTTGGTAAAGAAGAATATCTCGGTATTGTGCAAAATTGCGATCAGAGACTGATATCATTATACAATTATGCTGTGATGCCACAGGAAGCCAAAGCAATATTCTTAGAATATGGACGTGCATGGTGGTGGGAGTCTAACCGCAAATTACCAATCAACATCTTTATTGGATCTGATTTTGAAATGTTTAGAAACTTTTTGTTGTCATTTTCCATTAAAGAAACAGAAATATTGTTTGGGCCTACAGTGCAACTAAGTGATCTCACACAGTCAAAGAGAGTGCGAAGAAAAACTGTGCAACTAGTTCGTAGAGTCAATTAGATTCATATGCACAATCACAGCGCCAGCATATGAAAAGGCATGTGCTTTTTTAAAAAAATATTGATCATTGGTGGGTTTCGTCCACACTTCATCTAATATTTCATTCCATGACTTGCTCAGTAGATATCTTTTGGCAGGACGTATGATGGCCAAACATGCGGCCAACTGTTCAAGTGTAACTGGTTGTAACTTTGACACCACATCATAGTGTCCATTCAAATGAAACAGTTGATCAACAAATGTTTTGTCTTGTAGTTTGTGCCATGGCGGCTCTTGGTTAAACAGTTGTTCAAGATGTTGTCTTGATTCGACCTGTGAATAAATGTTCACATTCAAAAAGTCAAGTTTAAAGTAGCCAAGTTGGTCAGCAACCTTGTGATCAAATGCAGATTGATCAGTGCCAGGAATAGTTGGCACATCTACAAAGTATACGCCTGTGTTGTGAGGCTTGATGCCTTTGTCGTCCCAAATGGTTGAACGAGTGTGAGGCAATACATCAAGTATTTTTTGTCTATCAGCAAAGTCAATGTCTATGTCAGGCATTCACAACTTCTCTCAATTTTGATTTAGGCACATCAATGTTTTTCTTTGAGCACACTTTGTCAATTACACATATGTTACACTTGGGTTGTCTACTTTTGCAAACTCTTTTTGCATGTGTGATCAATTGCATGTGGGCGGCAAATTTGTATTGGTCAGGTGTGGTGTCATTTACAATCACAGCACTTTTGCCTTCGTCTAATGTGTCAGTCCAACCTAATCTCCACAACAGTCTAAACACATGAGTATCCACAGCAATGTTTGGTGCACCAAAAACAAATCTCATCACAATGTCACTGCTTTTTCTTCCAACACCTGGCAACAGCATTAGCTCCTTTTGTGTTTTAGGAACTTGGCCATTATATTTTTCTATCAGCATTTTAGATGTAGCCAATATGTTTTTTGATTTTGCATTGTAAAGTCCTGCTGGTTTAATTGCATCAATAATTTGTTCTTGTGACAGTTTAATCATGTCCCATGGATTGTCTGCCAATGCAAACAGTTGTTTACATGCCACTGCTGTTCTTTTGTCTTGACTTTGTGCAGACAGCATGACCCCTATCAAACTGGTGTAAGATTGTTTGTGTATTTTTGCATCTGGCTTTGCATTTGAATATTTTGGCCAGTATTCTGATAGCCGTGTGTATATAAAATCAATCTCTTGTTGTGTCTTCATATGCATTTAAATATCTTTTCTATAAGTTTTTGAAAGTGTTCAAAGTCTTTGGGTTTGTATTTTTTATCGTTTGGATCATGTTTTAGTATATTGATTAGTGCCTCTTGTTTTATTTTATCCGCCATGTGCTAGTCTATAGTATACAGCATCTTTTTTCATTTTAAAAGTCAAAATTGCATCTTGATTTTGGTAATCCTCTGTCCATTCAACATTTGGTTTTAACCTAAAATACCAACCCCATCTGCTTTTGCAATTTGTTAAACACCAATTAATCTTTTCCCAACCCACACCATATGTCTGCAGATTTATTTGATATCTATATCTTTTGTTGTAACCATAACCAGCTGGCAGTAGGTCTGCACCATAGCCGGCTAATTCAGGCGTAAATGTATCAACCAGTTTTTTCACTCGATGCCTGCTTCACGCAGTGTGGCTTTGACAAAGTCTTGATCTTCGTCACGTTTTCGAAATGTTCTTTTCCAGAATTCTGGATCAATTATTTCATATATGATCTTGATATGATCATCATGCATGATTGTGATCATGTCCTTGCCTGTTTCGCAGTTTAGCAACACCCAAGGAGATATTCTGCCATTCACAATCATTTGGCACACCCTGTTGAGATTAACATACTTGAAGAAGTCTTCTAGCCTAGCATTTTCTTGTTCTGCCCATTCGCCCATTGTTAGTATTGTTCTGTTGAGTGCTTGTGTGACTCCTTCTGTGCGGATCAAATGTTTGATGTATGTGTCAATGGTGCCTTGTTTGGCCCACGAATCTATTCTTATTTTAGATGTGCATAACCAGTCAATGAATGCTCCTATCTCAACTGGCGTGTTAGCTGTAATAAATTCTGCTGTCTTTACAAATGCACGATAGTATTGAGAATTAACAAAGTCAACAAATTGTTTTAGCTTTTGATTGCTGTAATTGATTTCATAGAAGCGTTTGAATATTTCAAATGCCAACACATGCACTTTGTTGCTTTTTTGTTCCCATCGCCTCTTTGGCTCACACATGTGTATGTCCAACGTGCTTTGACGTGAAAACGTTTTTGAACAATAGTCGCAAGTAGGCATATTAGTTTTTATTTTAACAGCTTGATATTTAAAAATCAATACAGTTCGTTTATCAACGGAAAAATGCTTGCAATTGCATGAGCACAGGCATGTGCAATTTCCATGTGTTCTTTTTGTGTGCCGTTGTCTCCACGCAGTTCAATGTAATGCACCCAAGAACGCAATGTGCCATTCATGTATAATCTTGTTTTGGTAAGTCCTTCAGGAAGAACTTTTCTAGCTTGTTCTTTAGCAATGCCTTTTTTGATTGCCCAATCATATTCTTTTTTGGCTAAGTGTGCAATACGCATTTGAGCATGCAACCAATCTGTCTGCAGTCGCTTGTCGTCTGTCTGGATTGAATTTTGTCGATTTTTTTCATCTTGCAGTCTTGCTTCACTATATTCAAATAAATTGCCTTGTTGATCTGGATTAGCGTATCTTTGACTGAATTCTTGAAAACTAAAACTCCTGTGTCTTACAATTTGATGTGCAATGTCTCTGGTTGTGTTTATTTCCAAACAGGCACTTACCATTTCAAGTGGTGACCAATGTTTGTGCTTGATAAGATATTTGATTAGTTTTTCTGAAGTTTCAGAGTTCATTTGATTTGATGGATTAGACACTCTTGCACAATAAGAAATTAAATCTTGTGCTGTGTCTAGTTCGAGATCAGAGTTGTGAGGCAACTGTGAATATGATATTAGTTTTACATTGTTCATTAAATCATTATACACTAACATGCATTTTATATCAACTAATTATCACGATGGCTGACGCAGATTTTTATCCACAGTGGGATAATTGTTCACTGAACTATGATCTTACCAAATATAATTTTCCAACTCTTGTGTTGGATGTGGTCAAAGAAGTATTTCCACAGGTAGATAGTTTAGAAACAATTCATGAACATTTGGTCGGCAATCAAATTGTTGCTCTATGCGATCATGTGCAGAATTCATTTGCAAGAAAACATTTCATGCAATTGTTTGATCAATTTGCTGAAGAATACATTGCACCAAAACTTAATGGTAAAAGATATTTGATCAAAAGAAATCCAACACTAAATTGTGTGATTCCTGATCAACAAAAATATGGAAGACGTTTGCCATTTCATCAAGGAATCTTTTACAGCAATGGCAGAGGTATGGCCACCATGTGGATGCCATTGACCAAGACTAGTGGCACAAATTCTATGTATATTGCAGGCCTAGAAGCCAGCAGAAAACTTACACTATTTGCCATACAAGAAAAAATGAGTCAGGAGACATTTGAAAAATACTGTATGCAAATTAGTGCTCCTGTTGAAAAAATGCCAGGCGAAGTTCACTTGTTTACACAAGAACACATTCATGGCAATGTTAACAATGACACACTCCAAACAAGATGTGCTGTTGATTGGCATGTGCTTGTAGAAAGTGAAGAATATGGCATGCGTGAACCAGGAGGGTTTTTTAGATTGCCTGGCGACCATGAACAATCAGATGCTCAAGACTACAGCAATATGATATTCGTTGCATATGTGGGCAACAATACAAGATATGATAAGAATATTCCAATACACTTTCAAAGGAAAATGATCAATGACTATTGTGCAGATCGTGGCATCAAACACACTGGATTTATTTTTGAAAATGAGTTTTTAGATTGGCTGCCTATTCTCAAAGAAAAAATATTGGAAAAGCCTGCAGGCATTGTGATGCTGAGCATCCACAGTTTACCAAATGATAAAAAAACAGCGAATGATATTCTACACACAGCATTAGACAATAATGTGCAACTGCATTTTGCAAATGAATTGTGCAGTTTGAAGTCTCAAAAGGATTTAGAGAGAATAGAGACTTATCTTTCATTTGCTGTGAAGAAGAAAGGACATTATCCATGGGAAGTATAGTTTCGAGTCATAATGATTGGGATCCGTTGGAGGAGTGTTATGTTGGAGTCGCCACCAATGCACAATTTCCCAAAATCGATAAAAGCACAAACGCATTTGTTTTCTCTACTGAAAAATATGAAGACATCAAAGATCTAGAAGGTCCTCTTGATCAAAGGATAATTGATGAAGCCAATGAAGATTTAGATATTCTTGCAAGCACACTTACAAGTGTTGGCGTGAAAGTAAGAAGGCCCACAGTGCAAGATCACAGCAAAAATTTTAGCACACCAGATTGGACCACATCAGGATACCAAACGTATTCTTGCAGAGATTTGTTGTTGCCCTTAGACAATTTAATTATTGATGGTGCTTCACCACACAGGAGCAGATATTTTGAAACAAGGAGTTACAAAGATTTTTTATATGAAGTCATGCAAAATGGCACAGAGTGGATCTCTGCACCCAAGCCACAACTTTTAGATGATTTGTATCAATTGGAAAATCTAGCAGACCCTACAGTGGTTAATAAGGAAATCATTTTTGATGCTCCTAATGTTGTGAGATTAGGAAATGATCTGTTGTATCAGGTCAGCAACACAGGAACTCTGCTTGGTGCACAATGGCTTAAAACCATACTTGAACCTAGAGGCTACAGATTACATGTTGCTGAAAAATTTTATTCATTTGCTCACTTTGACAGCACAGTAATTCCGCTACGTCCTGGACTGGTGTTGTTGAATGGTGCAAGACTGAACAACAACCATTATCCTCCACTCTTTAAAAATTGGGACAAAATATTTTTTCCAGGAGATAAAATTGTTAACACACCATCTGCATTGCCAGACAACATTTCTATCACATCGCCTTACATAGGATTAAATTTACTCAGTGTAAATGAAAACTTGGTCATCTGTGATGTCAATCAAACACATCTACGTAAAGAGTTAAACAAACATGGAATTGAATCCATAGGCCTTGAAATGAGGCATGCCAAAGCACTAGCAGGTGGATTTCATTGCGTCACATTGGACACAAAAAGAAAAGGTCAAAGACAAGATTATTTTTAACGTGTAGACTTGATGGCATGATAGAATGTCGCATCTGACATCAATACTATTATCCAAAAACTTAAAGAACTGGGCATTACGCCAAAGCCAAGTAATAAAATGAATACCAGTATAAACACATTTTTTAATATGTGCGACACATATAATCGTGTATGCTTTTTTGGCACACTGTATTCTATCCAATTATTCATCTTGTTTTTATTTCCTTCAAGTTATTTTGTTTCCATTCATCAGTAGTTTCAGATAACCCCCAGATTCTTATTTCTTGAAGGGTCCTATTGCACGCCATACAAAAACCATTCTTTGGATCAATTTTACATATTCCAATACACGGACTTTTTATCATTGATCCTTAAAGTATTTTTCCAACTTTCCTTCTTCACCTGAATGTTTTTCGTAGTCTGCTAATGGATCTTTGGACTTGTCTATGTTAGGCCATTGATCCGACCATTTTGTGTTGAAGTCTAACCATTTGTTGTCTTCGTCTAGATGATCAGGAATGATTGCTTCTTCAGGACACTCTGGCTCACACACACCACAGTCTATGCATTCTTCTGGACTTATTACAAGTGTATTCTCGCCTTCATAAAAACAATCCACAGGACACACGTCTACACAAGAGGTGTGTTTGCACATGATACATTTGTCATTTACTAGATATGTCATTACCGTATTGCCTTTTGATTTCTGTCCACTCACGTGTAGTTAGTTGTGCATCTAACACATTTAAATCTGCTTGTTTCATTGCAGGATAATACTCTTGCAGTTCTTTCATTTTGGATTTTACAGAAGTTTTTTTCTTCTTTGGATAGAACCATTTGTGAAACATTTGGAATGTTGACCCACACATTGCTGTGAGTCTCCACAGCAATGATTTGTGATTCTTTGACAGTGTCCACAGATGTTTGTTTACATTTTCGTTGACTTCTTCAATGTAGAATTCTTGTATGGCTTGTTCTTTGTGTTCAACTGCCGCTGTCCACTTCATTGACATGTATGGCGAATATAATTTTTTGTCTGCATCTGACAATCGATCATACCAAGTTTTATCTCGTGAATCGACTGCTTGCATCATTGATTTGATGTCTAAAAAGTTTCCTGGCATATTATATTATAACTTTTGTTTGACTGTAGAATCAAGTATTTTTAATTTGGTAATTAACTTCCTAAATTCATCTGGAGTAAGCATGTTAGGCCCATCGGATGGTGCATTGTCAGGATCATTGTGAACCTCAAGAAATACACCAGCAATACCAAGAGCAACTGCTGAACGACACAATGGTTCAACAAATGTTCTGTCACCACCTGACGATTTGCCCATGCCTCCTGGTTGTTGCACAGAGTGTGTGCCATCCATGATGACAGGATAGTGATCTCGCATGTGATGTATACCACGCATGTCCACAACTAAATTGTTGTAACCAAATGTAGTGCCGCGTTCTGTGATCATAAATTTTTTGTTATCTGGATATTTGTCTTTAATGTTGGCAACTTCTTGATAGGATAAAAACTGTCCTTTTTTAACATTCACCCAACAATTTGTTTTGGCAGCTGCAACAATTAAATCAGTTTGTCTACAAAGGAATGCAGGTATTTGTATGATGTCAACAACCTCTGCAACCACACTGGCTTGTTCAGGTTGATGTATGTCTGTGATTACAGGCACGTCAAATTCCTTTTTAACTTTTTGTAATATTTTTAAACCTTTGTCTATGCCAACACCTCTTGCTGATCCGATTGAAGAACGATTGGCTTTGTCAAACGAAGATTTATAAACCACACGCATGCCTTGTTCATAACAAATCTTAACAATTTTTTCTGCCATCTGCATTGCATGATCTTCTGATTCAATTTGGCAAGGGCCAGCAATGATTTTAATTGGAGCATCATTGTGAAACTGCAAAGTTGGTAATGTTTGTTTACGCATGAAATAAATTGTCTAGCAGTATTGTATCTGTGTTGCGATTTATTTCTTTGATAAAATAAGCACATGGCGGATTGTTGTCCGACAGTATAGGAACACTGATCAACTGATTAGATTTTGTTCTTGGAAAGAACCATTCAACTTCGTTGTAGATATTAGTGATTCTTACTTCATTGTATGCAGGCATAGAGTCTGACACAGGATTAAAACAAAAAGCATGAAACAATCTATCATTCAAAGAAGTCAGCGGCACAATCTCCAAGTCGCCACACTCTGGATCACCTAGCAGTATGTGCCAATCCAAAGGCATCTGTATTTTGCTGTTGCCAATCTGCAATACAGCTGATGGTGCTGAAAATGATTCTAAGTAAATTAATGGAATAAAAAAGAAATCAGGATTGCTTGTGTCTGAATTATCCAACACAGCGAAACGCATGTCTTCTTCAACGTGATCTGGCACCCTATCGAGCAGATAGGCTTCGTTCTCAAGTGTTAACAATTGCATATGTTTTATTATATGTGGATCTACTTCTGATAGTCAACCTTTGTGACTGAGAAAGGATATTGTGCTTCTCGATAGAACTTCTTGCGTTCTGTGAGATGTCGTTTGGAAAACTTGGCTGTAGAACACACATCCCACACTTGCACAAAGTCTTTGTCTTGTGCTTTTCTAATGCCTCTACCAATTGACTGTATCACTCTCACAAAAGATTTACCTGGTTCAATCAACATGAGATTGAATATGCGTGGCAAGTTGATGCCCACAGCGGCCACACCATATGTGGCTACAATTACTTTGTCATCAGCTGTTTTGACATCATCATAGTGTTCTTTTCTTTCATCTGCCTTGGTTGCACCACGCACAAACACAGAATTAGGTATTGCTTCGGTCAGCAGTTCTCCTGACTTTACTCTATCCACCAATACCAATGTGTTACCAGATTGTCTCATCTGTTCAACCATTCTACCAATATAGTTGATGCGTTCTTGTTTAGTAACAAGATATGTTTGTTCTTCACGATAATTTTTGTAGTCTACATAGTCCCACATCTGTAATATTTC